ATACGAGCTTCGAAGTTGACTTCATGCTTCATTATAGCTATATTGACCCTCAAGAACCCATAAGTGTTCCCAAACCACAGGTGAATGGTGGATTATACACTGGCGAACCGTTCAAACAAAATGCTCCTTGGGGAAACGTTGCGATTGAGCCCGAATCACATGTGTATGCCGAGAAACTCAATCGCCTTGATTCCATTCCGGGATACACTCGCCTAGGAAACAACACTCAACAATTCCCTGCTCATGAGAAGTATGATACGAAGAACCGATTTATTTGTCTCCGTAAGTAAAAAATAAAATACGCAAGGTACCAAAGGGCACATGGGACTGGGGGCTATTTGTTTTTTTTATTCAAGAATTGGCAAATTTTTCTTCAAGTGATCCGTATTCTCCAAGATGACTTTACATATGAATTTATAAGCATCATTGACTTGATCGTATGATGTAGCGCCTGTGATAAGAATTTTCCCGCTTTCAAAGATAGCCACGGTAACCTTCTTACAATCGCCCTTTACATTCCCAGTGCCCTTTCCTAAGCACGGCTTCACGTAATCACAATGGCACCTTCCATCCTTCATCGCGCGTATACTATTCCAGTAATACTCAAGTTTGACACCTGGGTACGTGCCCGGTTGGAATGAGCAAATGTTTTGATAAGGTGGTGCGATTAAGATTTGGTGAAGCTCCTTGCGCCGCACCCGGAATGGAATGGAAAAGTCGCTGTTTATTAATCGAACTTTTGGATTAGCGACCTTCAATTTAGAGATGTCTTGCTCATTCACAATGTCCTTATCAACATGATCATAAATGTTGGTTACTTCGGCTAGCATAATTTGAAGGACTTTGTCACCATCTTCGAGTTTCCGAATACCTGTCACGTGGATATTTCCATTCTTAAACAATTTGATGTTTGGAATGTAACCTTCACCCATACGGTAATACATAGATGTTTGGTTGTCAAAGCTTTTACCACGGGCAACCGCTGTCTTTTTTTGTTTTTTAGGATATATTCCGCGAACATTTTGTTTTCCATCTACCCACGACTCTACCCAAACGAACCCTACGTTGTCAAGGGGCACAATCCGTACATTTTCAAAGAATAAGTCACGGCGTATGTAAGTGCTCAGATCGCCGTTAAATGTGATCGTTGATACGCGATAGGGGGACGGGGACGGGGCCAAGACGGGCTTTACCAACACGTCTTGATTCATTACGTATTTGGCTTGATTATGCTCGCAAGTAGGGAAACATACAGCGGTCATAAGCTAGGGCTTGAAGTTAATTATCTTTTTCTCTTTAAATGTCATTTTTTGGTGCAAGAGTCAGACACACTTTCATACGTAAGGTTCATTTTCGAATCTAGCGTTCTCTTCGAATCCATTACGGACTTAGATCTAGCAAGCTTATTTTCGTGCTTGCGATCCTCTTCCTGGCGGTGCGCATCGGATCCATTCAAAATATAAGAGACGTTTACCGATTCGTGTTGGGAATTAACATTGATCATTGGTGGAATGTTCATAACGTACGCCCGGAATAGACTCTTATGGCACCGTCGGAACTCATCAATCTTCATAGGCCCTCCGAACATTTGTAAAAGATATTTCGATGGGGCAAGGCGAATAGGGGTCTCTATGCCAAGTTTTTTTGCCATGAGTTGTATCCAACCATGGATCTCCCATACACGGTCGCTTCCCATATGTGTTGAGAAGTTATAGGCCCCTGCACATTCTAAGCTACAAAAGTTGCCAAACATATTGAACGACTTATGAATACAGTCGTATGAAATCGGCATGCCATACTTATAGACATTTGTTGGATGGCAACACCAAAAGCACGCATGTTGCTTTGAAGTCTCAATGTCGTGGTTGTTACTCGCATTGTTTATGGGCTCAACGGGGTCATGATGGTTGCTAAAGTGGTCACCATCGCCAGGAGCATAAGGTGACGGGTCTTCACACTTGCTACCCTCTCCGCAATCGTGCGTATGTGTGATGTCATCCAACTTCGTCTGCGAAATATTTGGAAGTTGAACAATAATATGCTCCTTTACCTCGTCCTTCTTCGTTCCCTTAGCACGCCGTGGGGCGCGCGTTTTGACCGGAGCACAAACTTCAACTTCAACACAAACTTTATGTCCGTCTTCTACTTGTTGTGGTTGTGCTTGTGCTTTAACTCCACCTACGTCACCGTCACCGTCACCTACTTGAACTGCATTTTCAGTTGGAGCTATCTCTCCATCGTGCTTAGGCGTCTTAGCGGTCTTGGCTGTTTTTCTTGCTTTTGGGGCCATCTAATTATGTATTATATGGCTTTTGACTTTAAGCTAAAACCTTTAGCTTTTCGAGTAGCTTAATTACATTCGAAGATGGCTTTGAGTTTGCCGTGTCATTTGATTCAATTTTGACACTCGGATTTGCTGATATGCATTTGAGACGCATTTCTCTGACTTCGTCTGACAAACGCTCGAATGTCTTCAAGTAAGACATCACAACCCAAATAATTACCGCAAGTATTAGAACAAAAATTAAATTCATTGTATAATGTGCTACATTCTCTTGAGATTAATATGCGAATACCATCGCACCCATACCACTCATGACTCTGAAAATGTTATAGTGGACAGAATATACAATATATTCATACTCATATCCATTATTTTCCCTTTCTTCGTTGGTAACATATAGTTGAATCCGATCGATCATAGAGGCATTAAAAGCTCCGCTTGGCTGGTGTTTTTCCGGCGTAAGCGCAAAACTGTAAACTTGAACGCCTTCCCTTGGGCTTCGAGTGTGGTGTTGATAGGGTTGGACGAGATTGTAGTATTGACGAGGTTTTTCCTCAAATCGCTCCATTCCATTCCATAACATCTTTGCCGTTTTCATTATTGGAAATGTAGCATTACTTGGGATGCGATTGGTGAAGTTAGACCACTCATTGTTGGTGACTGCGTCCGAGCGACGCGTTATCCAAATAATCTCTTTCACAGGGTTTTGTATGGTGAGGTCAATCGTCCCATTTGACAATAAACCTCCTTTATCTGTTCTAAAAATTCTTTCTACAAGGAAATCTGTGTTCGCTTTGGCGAGCGCGGTACGCTCATCGGTATCCAAATACACGAAATTACATTCAAGGTATGCTTCTAGGTCAACCGTTGCACTTGTACCTATTACCATGTCTTCAGGTGGGTGAAGAAATTGACCAAATGTGATGGGAAAGTTATACAACTTTGAGTTATAATTCGAAGGGCTCAAATACTGTTGTGATGGATGGTCATATACTTGGTAGAGCTCATCAAGCGCTCTAAATTCAATTTTGATTTCCAAGTTTTGGTATTGAAGAGCGATTAGAGGCAATGCAAGACCAGGATCCCGAGTAAACCAGAAATCAAGAGGTATAAAGTACCTGTACCCCGGAATGGATGGACTTGTCCGAGTTCCTATGGGATAGTAGTTGTAAGATATGCGATTGTTTCTTATTATGATACGTTTGGAATTATCAGTAGGGGACGTTAATTCCGGTACATTGCCTGTCATCTTATCATATGTGTTCTTTTTGTCATTTGGAATACTCAGTTCTGTCCAAACGTCCATCCATTCCCCATAACGCTGGTCGATAAGCTGTGTATCAAGGCTAACGGAGTATGAGTAGATCATGTACTTTGCAAGATTTGGAATCCATTGAAACCGATGTTGGTCTGTTGAATAGATGTTCGGAAGAGCAAAGCTTAAATAAACGTCTTTTAAAAGATCAGCGACACGGTTTATGCGACACGTAAAGGATCCTCTGTTGTTGGACTCCAATACAGGCTTGTTTAAGAACTGTTGCCGAACACTCTCCATCGCAAAATTTGTGTGTCGGCGGTGGACGGATTTGAAGTAACTTATTTCAGGTGTTCCTACAATGTATTCCATTTGATTGCCTTGGCCAGCACTTGTGTCGGTCTTGACGAGTTGCATAACTCCGCCTGCCATGGTGTGCGTATCCTTTTGACCGTGTCACTCTATTGGAATGGAAGATGTTTATTGTTTAACCCTAAAACTCACGTAGTTGCTTCTTACCGTCTGTGAAAGCAACGGAATCCTTGGTCTCACTAATGGCATCGCGTGTGTTCGCGGTGTCTGCCACACTAGGTGCAACGCTCTTTGTGAAACCTTGAGACAAAAGGCTTCTCACTTCCTCTACTGGAAGAGCATAGTTGAAGTATGCTAGATCCGCAAGGTATAGGGATTTTTCGGGGAGGTTGGCAGGAATCTCAACCTTGACCTCTGTGCCATTGCGGATGGTGGTGATGGATGGTGCCACATACAATGGAGCTTGGTTTTGTCGTATGACAGTCGCGTCATCCGCAACACTGCCGAGGCGACCTTCAATGTATCTATCTAGCTCCATGACACCATTGACGTAAATGCGCGCGCGAACACGGTTGCGGAATGGGAGTGGGTCTAAGGGTGTGACATCTTGTACAACAACCGTTACCATAAACCATTTCTTGTCAAAGTTGGGTTTTGAAAGGCCTTCAACCGCAATGACGTGCGCGTTAACCTTTTTCCACTCTTTGGAAGCGTCCTTGCACGTATCACGCGACATTTCATGTACGCTGTCAGGGTTTTCGAGCGTATTAATCTCGACAGTGAGCATGTCCATGTTCGATTGAAGCTTCACAAGTGGGCATTTCACAAGAACGTCTTGCTTGGAAGTGTTACAAAGGCCCTTATAGTCAAATGTACGCTTGCTTCCCTTCATGAACAAGACAATGTCATCAGTTCGCAAGCCTTGGTCGGTGCGCACGGGAATTGCATCAACATCAAGACGGATCGCATTGTTTTTGTAAACCCAGAAATTGTAGGTAAACTCAGCACCTCCCTTTTGGTTCACAGACAAGTTTAGGTCCTTGAAAGTGGGATGTGACTTGTCGAATGTGTTGTATAGCTCATCGCGATTGTATTTTAGATCTTTGATTCCTCGGAAGACATCAACGCGTTTCCGCAAGCTCGAGGCCGTCTGGATCGCCTCGATGTACTCCCTGTTGTAAACATAAAAGGCAATTACAAACAAGACAACAACGATGATCAAGGCCACAATGACTTGAATGATGGACTGTAACATCCGAGTTCTTAACTTAGTATATAAGAAGAAAAAACAAAGATTCCTACAATAAACGGCAAGCGCGTGCAGAATACGGTGCGTGTATGATCAAGGTGAATGTCATTTCATCATTGCCGAAGCACGCGCATTATGAGCACCTTTTTCTTATAAAGGCCCGTGGGACTGTTTTAGGCATTCATAGGAATGTATTTCAAGCTACATCGGACATAAATTGTACAAAAACAACACTCTTGAGCTTTGCTCACTTACGCCACGCCACAAAATTCAAAGACGTTCTTGTAAATTATCAAAAGAAAAATAAGGTTATGGATAGGAGACTTGCAGACACAAATACACTACATTTTGTTGATGGTTCAAGCTCGTCCCAGCTGCCGCTCGAAATTGAATTAATGTCATCAATGTTCCTTGAATACACATGCCTTTTGAATTATTTTGATATGTACATCATTGACGAGGTCAAGGTCGCATCTTCCCGTGTGACCGTCAATTGTTATGAATTCACGTCCGATGAAATACCAAATCGTACGTTTCTAAACAAACTGTACCACAACATGTTAAAGGGGAATAATCCAATTTAACCTACGCGGTACACAGGTGAGCGCACACCATATGCTGGCAGACCTAGCTTGGCCGCCATGTTGTCAATGGGGCCTTGTGTGTATAGGTTGTAAATATCTTTCACGTTCAAGTCATGGTTAGTGATATGTACCTTTGAAACTAGTCCCGAAAAGCCTGGTCCAGCGGTCTCCATCAAGGATCCTCCAATGTAAACATCCCCTGGTTTGTCCAAGTTTAGGTTTTGGAACATATATGTTTGCGAGTAGTTCACGGGGTTGGTACCAGACGCATCCACGAATTGAATGGGCTCAGTGACCTTTCCTGACTCAACGGCCTTGACGAGCTCGCCGTCCAAGAATGCAAGGATGCTACCCTTGTTAACTTCCTCGTTCACAACAATCGCAACATGGATCCATCGTTGAATTGGAATGTAATCAATGGTGATACCGTGTGTTGCTAGGTCATAGACGAGCTTATGCGCATCATTTTTGATGGTTTTCTTGGAGTAGAGCGGTTGGCCGTTCGAGTCCACACCAGTCTCAAATTCTCTTTCATCAACGAAGGGCTTCGTCATGGAGATAGGCTTCGGCGCGCTTATATCATCAAAGCGGATATGTAGCTTGTTCGTTACCTTGTCAATGAATATCAATGGCGAGGATCCAGTTACGTCCTTGTCTCCACGATGTAGAACGTGACGGTAGACACCCTTGAACTTCTCAAGGTCATGAATGTACAACCAGAATGACAATGTCATACGCTTTCCGTTACCACTCATAGGAATGTCGCGGCCGGATACCTTGGT